TGTCGAGGACCCGAAGTGTACCAGTCATACGCACGTTCCATCGCAGAATCTGACATAGAATCTTGTTCCGTGTGGGGGTCATCTATAATTAATAAATCCGCACCACGGCCCGTGATACTCGCTCCAACTCCAGCAGCATAGTACTCACCCCCTTGATTTGTTTCCCAACGACCTTTTGCCTTGGAGTCCTCACGCAGTTTCACGTCACCAAAAATTTGTTTATACTCCTTTGAATCAATAATGTTACGAACCTTAGAACCAAACCTCACGGCTAATTCTGTGTTGTGCGAAACTTGCATAATTTTTAATTTTGGATACTTGCCAATGATCCACGCAGGAAAATAGACAGAAGCAAATTCAGATTTAGTATGTCGTGGAGGCATATTTATAATGAGCCTCCCTTTTCTGTTGGTTGCAATTTGTGTAAACTGGTCTGCAATAATTTGGTGATGGCCCCACTTTTTTCTTTCACTTTCTTTCCTACATATAAAATCAGGCCATATCTCTTGAACAAAATATAGAAAATGATCCTGACATAATTTTACATGTTGGATCCATAATGATTCTACTTTGAGCCTCAGTTTATCTGTAGTAAGTAAATCACTTTTCATTGCCTTAGTATATTCAAGCCATACGAAAATGCAAATGTTTACATATATCTAACTTAGCGTATAGGGGTTTACGCTAACAAGCCGTCCTCGTGAGGCTGTTGTATTTTTGCAACAGTTAATGTGATTTGTAATGGAGAATGAGCCTTGTAAATTGGTGGGGATTATATCCCCACCAATTGTTATGATTATATTTATTTTTGTTTAGTGTTTCTCTGCAGATTTTTGGTACTGCCCCTTGACCATTTAGTTACTTAAGTATTGATGTTTGTTGTTCTTTTTTTTTAACTCATACTTATCAAGTTTTTCTTTTATCTTTTTATGATGAGGTAAATCTTGAAGTTCATTGTTGTAGTAAGCATCTTCAAGTAAATATTCTGTACACTCTTTTTCTATTGTGTACTGACAATTATCAGCGTGAAGTATAGCCTCTTCTATTTTTTCAAGTGTATCTTCATACTTAGTCTTAGGTAGTCTATATTTCATATCAAAAAGTTTATCTGTAATATCTGTGAGTTGATCGTAAATATCCCTTAAACTATTTTCTACTTTTGTTACTCTGTTTTTAGTTTTTATTTCCATGTTTTTCTCCTTTAAAGTTGGGAGTGCTAGGATTATTCCTAGCACTGTGAAAAAGTTTTTTGTAATTATTCATTTTCTAACTTCATTATTTGTTTAGCCAATGAATTCCAATCATCATTTAATTTATGTCTATGGATTGGGTCAGAAACACTTTGGATAATTTTCCAACTGAAATCCATCCAAAGTTCTTTTTTTTTACTTTCTTCCATTTTCTTCCTTTCGTTTTATAAGATCACTTAATTGTTATCTTATATATATAAGATAATATAGGGTAAGATAATTGTCAACAACTTTTTTTATTTTTTTTATAATTATTTTTGTTGACATATATCCCATTATATCCTATATTATATAAGAACCATTAATATTAACATTTAGCGAAAGGTAAAATAACAATGGCTCAAACTAAAATAAAAACTAGCATAGATGTATTTAATCAAGAAGATTTAGACTTATTATCAAAAGCAGTTATTAACAAAAGTAATCTTAAGCACTTTGAAAATATGCATAAAGATTATAAAAAAGATATTATCGCTTTATTTAAAGCGAAAAATATTCCAGTACATACTATTAAATATAAAAATAAGTATTGGATGATAAAATTAACTTCTAGAAACGTTCCATCATTTTCTTTAAATGATTTTTTAGAAAGATATGAAAGTCAGTTAGATAAGAAAACAATGAAGATGATTAATGAGTTTAGAAAGTCAAAAACATCTGACGTTTTTACAATTAACGATATATAGAAAGGATAAGGGAAGAGCTAATAACTCTTCCCTTTGTTTTATTATGGAAGTAAAAGAAAAAAATTTATTATTAGATCAAGTAAAAGAAGTTAAATACACCATTGAAAATGGTTTAAGTTCTGATGAGATATCTGGAGAGGCTTTTGAATATTTAGAAGGCGTTTATGATATTATTTATTATACTGATCAAAGTAAAAATTATTTAGGCGCTAGGATTTTAGTTGCCTTTGGTGGTCCAAATATTTGGATTGATACTAAGTTTCAAAGGATTGAAGGCTATTGGGGATCTGATAGAGAAACTCTATATTATGATAGAGATGAAATGGATCTCAACGGATCGTTAGAAAGTGTTTTTGATTGTAGTTAAATAAAGTTCCTTCCTTAGAAAAGGGAAGCTATATAGCTTCCCTTTTTTTTCTTTAAAATCTGGCTTTTAACCAGGATAATAATACATAGGTTATTACAAGCAGCTTAATTATAATTAACATTTAATATGGTCCCTTATGATATGATTATGATTGAATATGATTATGATTGAATATGATTATATGATTATGTTTGAAAAATTTGGCGCTATGATTAAGCGCCAAATATGATTTATGATTATATGATTATTGCAAAAGCTGCTCTCTAATTTCGTCCTCGCATTCTTGGGCTATTTCATCGCCGCCAACATATCCCTCGACAACGTCACGCATTACAGTTATGGCTTCTTCAACGGCTCTTTTATATTCTTTATTTCTCATCTTATTTTATCCTTTAGTTTATGATTAATATTTTTTTATTTTCTCAACAATTATGTTTGTTGTTTCTTTTCTATAGCAAAGTAAACAATCCTTACATTTTTGGCCAGTGCAATTTTGTTCGTTTACAAAATTATCAACGGCAACATTATTAAATGTCTTATCAAAATGCTTCGGTATTTTCTTTAATATAGAATTTGTTTTTTTAACTGAATAAATCAAAATTAAGTTATTCGGTTTTTTTCTCTTATTAAAGAACGGTTTAATTATATCGGTTCTTTTAGACCATAGCGCAAAAGTGCAATGGGGATTTTTTTCAGCAATTTTGCAATAATTTTCTATGTAATTAAATTTAGGATATGTTTTTATTACTTCGCCGTTGTCGTTTATAACTTCGGTTAATAATTCACCATGCGCATTTAATCTATAATAGGCCTGTAAAATTGTTGGAATTTCATTGTCATTTAATAGACGTTCGGCCAAATATTCATTACGATCTAATGCAGGCCCAACGTTTTTACGAACGCCTTGCAACATTTCTTGAGAATAACAAACGCCACATATATTTACAACGTGACCAGCTTTTTCATTTTCAATTTTACCTTGGATATAATTATCATAGCAAAATTTATTCTTAAGAGTATTATTGCTAATACTCTTAAATCCAATTAATTTACCAGACATTGTTGACTGGTGAGGCATAACTGGGAAATTATCATTTAACATTTTAACCTACTCTCTTTTTTAAAATTTTTGTTGATATAACTTGGTTTTTGTTAAAATTATCTATTTGCCATTGGACGCCGTCTAATAATAATTTCATGTTATAGTGATCAGCATTGTAGTTATTTTGCAAATCAAGTTTATTTAAATCTTTTAATTGATTTAATAATGTTTGGTATTTTTCCATTTTTTCGCCTTTCGTTTTTTGTTGCATAAATACAACAAAGATTAATATATAGTTCTTATAATATTAATATAGGATAATATAGGATGAGATACAAGTCTTTTTTCAAAAAAATCTAAGTTTTTAAAATCCAGGAAAATCCAGGTTTTACTCAAAATTGGAAGCTGACTTCAGCTTCTTACATAATTCAATAAATAATTTTTCTAAAGTATCAGCTGATATGATTAATTTGAATATAGGTTCATGACCCACGGTTCTTGTGTTATGATTGTGGATATGATTATGATCGTGAATATGATTATGATTATGATTGCGCATATGATTGGGAGTATGATTGCCAATATGATTGCGAATATGATTATGATTGTATGATTCTTGATCCTCGTCCCCAGAATCAAGTCCCAAAAGTCTGAAAAGTTTGAACCCTCGCTCCTTGGTACACGGTAGTAAGATAAAAACTAAACCTCCACATTGATAATGTTTGTAGTGCCAATTGATTTGATAGTTTGAAAGTCCCAAATTCTTGCCAACATTTCCTTTTAACTCAAGCCAAAATTCTTTGCCGTCAATAATACAGTTTACATCTGGAATTCCACGAACTGTGGCACTCTCAATTCTTGTAAAGTGCCACAATCGTTGCTTTTTTTGAAGATTGTTTATTTTTTTCCAAAGATAACTTTCATTCACAACCTAAAGTTATAAATAAAATAAAAATAACTAGCAAGATTAAAATTAACTTTAACATCAATTTTCGTCCTCAACAAAATCAACCATATTTTCAATAGTGGTCAATAAATTGCTTTTTACTACTTCAGAAAGCCTATTATCGTCATTTATTTCAACATAATAAGCCATTAAA